TATACAGCGTATTCTGCGCAAGATGCACTGTGTGAATTATCTCATGTAAGAGAACCCGACGGACTTTACCATGAGCATCACCGTACCACTCGGTTATCATGTCAGCAACTAGCATCATGAGATTGGCTTCAATCGTGCCATCCCAGTTTGCGTAATCACCAGCGAATCCTTCCGAGGATACTCTTCTGAGTTTATTCCAGAGGTCGGTCCAGTCCGGTCCGTGGGGGTCAGTTCCTACGCAGCCAAAGAATTTTCCATGAGCATTGCAGAACGCATTCTTAAAGTCCAGAAAGTACATTCTGAATAGGATGACGAAGGGAAGAGGCATAACGTTGATTGCTCTAGTTTTGCCTAATCGTACCTTTTGAATGGTCCTAAGTTCGTCCTTCAGAACGTCCATCGTGACGGAGGGAATGCGTTTGCCGACTCGAGCAAGCTCCTCTTTTTCGGTAATCTCCGAGAGAAGCTTGGGGTCAGAAATCTCATATTCTAGATCACTTCCTTCTTTGAGGCGGAAGTATGATCTTTTTCCGGGTAATTCGTTGGGTCTGCGTTGGGGTAGACGGTGCGGCCATCCAGCGGAAGACGTCATTTCCATGGGACGAAAGTTTTCAACAATCATTCCACTTTCAGTTCGAATTCCGTTAATGGCCTCATCCAGTGTCGCCACTTGAGGTTGCCGATAGGTCGCCTCACACACATCCTGCAATAGGTTGCGCGTGTGCTCGTAAGCAGCTTCCACGTCCAATGAAGGAAACGGAAGGACGATCTGTCCGTATTTACTTACGGCCTCGACAAGTGGTGAGCTGGGGCAGTCTGGTGCCTGTGCACGGCAAAGTGCCGCAGGCGCGTGGGTCGGATCTTGGATGATCCCGTGAATTAGGCTTTTCCGCAATTCTGTTCGGGCGGATTGTGAAATCCTCCATTTCGGATCAACGACTCCGAGCATCCGGTAGTTTCCTTTTGGGATAACTTCCATCATGTGCTCGAGGTCCTTATCTTCATAGTTATGCGGGGCGGCCATATCCACAGGAATTTCCGGCATCTCATCGTTTCCGTGAGAAACGCTGAATTGGACGTCGGTGAAGGCTTGGTTCCTGTTTTCCATTTTCTTGTAAAGAGTCGCAAGCGAGTCGCTAATCTTTTCGTAGGTAACCGGGTAACCTCCTCCGACGTTCTTTCCAGGGAAGCCGAAAGTGTGCATTCCAATGATCTTGTGGGGCAGTCCAGGGTTAAGGACGACTAAAATCTTTCCACAGTCTCCGGGTTCGGTGACCATTTCAGTTTTGTACCCTTGGCGAACGAATACGATCTTGTTTGGTTCGCGCAAGGTAGGCCTATACTTAATGTCGTCTCGGTAGTCGACCGGGGATCCACAGCCTAAGTGAATCTCGCGGGTTGGCATTTGGCAATTTGCGTCGACTCGAATTCCAACAGCCATCATTGGGCATCGAGGGGGGACATTGTAGAGTTCATGCTCACGAATGAGGTGGGACTCTATTATCCCCGAACGGAAGGTCGGATATCGGGGTCCTAAACAGTAGAGAGCGAGGTCGTCTCCAACTGCCTGTAAGTTCGCTCGAACAAACGGGACCGCGATTTGCTTGCAATCGTATCCGGTGACAAATATCAATTCATCCTCTCTTAAACGAGCTTCATGAAAGAAGTGCAGAGGGGCAAGAATTACAGTTCCTTGTAGACCAAGAGCGGCCACTTGGAAGTGTTTCAATTTGTTGTCGTCTTGGAAGTCGACAAATTGAAAATATATGTTCACCATGTTGCGTGAATACAATCCCTTTACGTTTTGCAACGTGTTGGGATCCGAAGTTCCATACGGGGTGTACATGTCGGGCGGAGCGTCGACGATTGTTGTCGGGGTCGTGTCAAGAAAGTTGAACTCAGAGTCTGATCCTTCCGCTTGGGCCAGGTGAGTCACAACCCCCACGCGGGGCAGATGACGGCGTCCGAAAACGTCGTATTCTGCGCCCTCGCAGGTTACTCTTGGGGATGCTAGTCGTTAAATTGAGGAGTCGTATCCCATGGCTCCTTCTGATTGAAAAGTTTGGACTCGGGGGAGACGCTTCATGTCACCAGAATATTGCATTCCTTCGGCGGCAACACGAATTGTAGCGAGTCGTTTTTGCTCACTCGAGTAGGCTCCTGCGCCTGCCTCGGGTTGGATTCCGTCGTGGAACCAGTGGTGGGCTTCAATAGTGGTTATTTGTTTAGCCAGTTGGTCGGCTTGAACATGCTTTCGATAGCAAAAATAACCAAGTGCTCCAATTGCTGCAAGGCAAATGAAGAACTTCTTATTGTTAAGAAGATAGGCCTTGCTCTTGAGGAACAATTCCTTGATTTTCTCTTTTGCCCACTTGAAGAAGGTCTGGCAATCGGCTCTCACGCCGAGGACCAGCTTCCTCCTGGCTTCATCTTCAGAATTGAGAAAAACGATTTCACGCAGGGAGGTGTTCGCGGGACGGTAGGATTGGCTTATGAGACCTTTCCACCACCCGTGGTACCTCTCTGCGTCCTCGTGTCCAAGGGGGATTTGTATCACAGCTTGTTCGCCAAGCTTGACAGTCCTGGTCGCCGTGTCTTCGTAAAGTCCGGAGCCGAAAGCTCGATTCCAGATCTTTTTGAAAACGCCGGTGTCATCGGTGGATTTGCGTTCAGCAATCGAAATCCTATTGACAAAGTCTTTTGGGTAGACAGTGCCTAGGTATTCGATTTCTGTCAAGAAACCGTCACCACCGTAATGAGGAACAATTAGGGATCTTATATGGGCAGATTCCGCCTTGTTCTCCAGGGTGTCAAGATCGTTTACCATGACGTGTGTCTTGGCGATCTCGTTGTGAAAATTAGCAGAGTGGTCCAGTGATCGGGCGGCCGAGTTGGCATATCGGGCTACCGCTTCAGCATAGGCGGCTGATCGCTGGGCGAAGGTCAATTTCTCTCCGTCACTAGGTCCTTGTGCTTGTGCTTCGTCGTCCGGAAGAGGGGCGCGCAAGCTAGCAACAAGTTCTTCTTGCTGTTGAAGATAGTGATCGGAGTGTTGCTTGTGGAGCATCATCATCTGTTGGAAGGTGACGGGATCTCCAATTGGGAGCTTGTCTCTCGTGCAGGACATGCTCACGGGGTCAAAGTTCGGAGTTGGATTGATTCGCTGAAATACCAGATGAGCAAAAGTTTTCTTGTCATCTGCAGAGAGGTAATCAGCTAATCGATGGGCAGGGTCAGAGGGATTGAATCCAGTCTTCTTGCACCAATCTGTTGAAAATCTTACGTCGAAAAGTAAATTTCGTCTACGATAAAAGGCTGCATCACAACGCAATACACCGGTATGAGTCGGAAATGCGTCGTTGCATGAGCCAATTATGTATTTACACTGGTAAAATTTTCTGCCTTTGGAGGCCAGATCGGCTTGGGGAGTCTGGAAGGCGGAGTTCGTCTTGGCTTGGATAACCATTGGTCCCGTGTCGGTATCAGGCTGCGAGAATTGAGACATGTCGTCAATGACATGAATCATGTGTGTCGACGGATTGAAGTTGTCGAAATACTTTGCTCCAGGAGCTAAGTTATACACAGATTCGTCTCTATTCCAGCCGTTGTCATGTGCGATTTGTTGAGTCAAGCGCATCATGATGACTGATTTTCCGACGCCGGGGGGACCACAGAAGACGGTGGCATGAGGATCAACACGAGTTGCGCTGCTCCCGCATGCTAGCGCTTCGGTATGGAGATCGAAGATCGTGGTGATCAATCGTGATACCATGTGGGTGGCAATCACGTGATTCGGGATTCGGAGGAGGTCAAGGTTGATTTCGCGACTCTGTCGATAGAGTTCGGCAATTCTGTCTCTCAGGGCAGCATTAGTAGGGATTGATAGTCTTGTTCGAGGATCTGACACCTCTAAGACTTGATCAGCCCACTGCGTAATTTTTGCAGGGAGAGAGCTCAGAAGATTGCTATATACAGAGTTAACTCCCGCGGAGCCAAAAATCCAGTATGCGGCTGAAAAGAAGGCGTCGCGGAAGAACGCGAAGATGTCCTTAAAATGGCGGCCGGCCAGCATTACGTTCGAAAACGCTCTGCCAGCTTTGGAGTAGTCTTCGAGCCATGCGCGGAATTGATTGGCGCATTTGGCTCGTTCGTTTTCGTCCTTGTAAGATTTTCCGAGAATGAGCACGGAGGCCAGAGCAAAAGCTGTTTCCAGCAGTCGTCCGACGTCCATGTCAGCCTCGGGTCCTTCGGATCTGGCGAACCCAGTGGTATCCAGGACGGAGTTGATGATTCCTTCAGCAGCACGAGACTGCTTGAAG